TCATGCTTGCACCTCGATTGGAAATGAACATGGCGGAGGCTGATGCCCCAGCCATTATATTTATGATGGATTAGCTGATACGAGTTTTGGCAGTCTTGCGGAACAGAACGCCGCCGATCCCGGTCGCGGCAAGAACCACAGTCAGGACATCAGCCTGGCTGAGATTTTCGGGCAAAATACCAATAACGCCGGCAACGCCCCAGAGGCTGCCGATTACGCCAGTCCAGATGGCCTTCGAGGTCCACCAAGGTTTAAGTTCTTCCATCTCTTTTCTCCATTAAAAAACCCGCCAAAGGGCGGGCGGTTGAATTTAGCTTACCCAGGTAAGCTAGCGTGGCTGTGGCGTGATTAGGCCTCATCCACTGACAGAATGCCGGTGGCTGCAAGTAGCATAGGCTTGGCGGTAACCGGTGCCTTACGGTAAGGCGGGCGGCGGACTGAGATGCATCGGTCTTTCGCGATCCGACTGATAGTCACGCCATCAGACTGATTGCCGCCGAGCACGTGGTATGCGCCGTAATCCTCGCCGACATAGAGCCCGACATGGCCCGAACCATGCGCGCGCCGGAACACCAGCACATCGCCCAACTGACCTTTGTCGGCCGCTTTGCCAAACTTAGCCCAGTTGCGTGCCCACAGGGGGCCTTCCACGACCGGCTTGCCACCGCGCTTGGCAATCAGAGCCATAAACAAGCCACACCAAGGGATGGAGTCAGCGGTAAAGATCTTGGCTAGGCCTGTTTCTTTGGCCCAGTCGATAATGATAGGATTGTTTGCAGGGCCGGACACTTCAAGGGTGCCGTAAAGCTTGCGGGCTTCGTCCAGCATCCGGGGCAGCGGACGCAGGTCATCGATCCAGCCATAGGCTGATGGTAGCGGGTTCACGGTTGTTCTCCTTTGGTAGGTTAGCGCTCAGAAAAGCCTCTGAAGGCTGCAAAGATGATGGCCCCGGCTGTTACCAGGGTGGAGAGCCACTTAACGAACCGAACGACGCCAGTGGCGGTATTCCAGGCATCAAGTAGGCCTTTGAGTTCCTTACGGACAGCCTTAAGCTCGGACTGCATCGCTTCGAGGTCGGCCCGGATCAGTGCCATTTCTACAATAGGGTCCTGGTTAGACATGGTCAGCCTCCTTTCTCGGTTGGGCAATAATTTGCTCTTGAAGCGCATCGATCTCGGCCTTGAGTTCCACAATTGCCTGAAACGCAAGTGCGGTCAGCTTGGCGTAATCCACCGCCATCTGGCCGTTTGAACGAACGCGGACTGCCAATGGAAAAACCTCCTCGACATCCTGAGCGAGCACGCCAAAATCAGCCTTTCGCACGAACAACCCATCCTCGCCGCCCCGCGCCGCAATGTGGCTATCACGCCAGTCAAACGTCTTGCCGCCAATGCCGAGTACTGCGCTAAGCGCACCTGTGATTGGTTGGACATTCTCCTTGAGAAGCGCATCGGACGCAAAATAGGCAGTGATGTCGCCAGTTGCGCGGATCTCACCGGCCATGCCGGAAGCTGCAGTTCCAATCCCAATCGAGCCGACCTGATAACTGCCGCTTATATTAAGCGCATTGGCGGTACCTGCGAGTGTGGCCGTAGTTGCCGTATTGGCACTGGCGGCAGATCCGCTAATCGATATGCCCCAGGTGCCTGCCGCTCCCACACCGCTTCTGGATGGCACATCGAGGTTATTGCGAGCATCGGCTCCGGTCGCAGCGCCTGTTCCACCATTAGAGATCTGCACGGTCCCAGCGAGCTTGGAAGCTGCAAGCGAAGTCAGCCATACAGGGTCGGCATAGCTCGACGTCGAGAGCAACGCAGCGCTCGACTGCGCAGGCGCGCTGAGCCCAATCGTCCAAGCGCCATAGGTACCGCTTCCGCCGATCGCAGAGACGCTGACAACAAGCGTTCCAGTGCCGCTGTTGTAGGCGGTGATCTGGCCATGCATCCAGTTAACCGGCGCCGCCGTGTTGGTGACGGTGACCCACTGCCCCACCACGAAGGCTTTGGCTGTCTGGATCGTCAACGACTTGGAGCCAGCGCTAATCCCTAACGTGGTCGTGCTGTTTGCACTGGTACCAGGCGCATTGACTGCAGTAGCTGCGCTTGCAGATGCATTGCTTGCATAGCCGTTAGCCTCAACCGCAAGCGCGTTGGCTTGGGTTACAAAAGTCGGTAGCGCCCCAAGGAATGCATCAGCGCGCGCGTTAAAGTTTGCCGCGTCCGCCCTTGTGGGCGGCGTTGGCAGATCGGTTATAGGCATGGGATACCCTTCAAGGTTAAATCAGGCAAAAAGGATCAGGTCAGGCCTTCAATGGTCAAGCTGCAGTAGCTGACGGTCGGGTATGCAAGATCGATCGAAAACTCTTTGTAGAAACCAAATACGGTAAGGCTCTCAAAGCCCTCCGAGCCAATCCAAAGAACGGGCGTTGCACGAATTGCAGCAAGTGTGCGGTGAACATCATCAATTGCCAAGGTTTGCATAACCACACGCGCGGTCATGCGCTTGGCAAAGGCACGCTCGACCACCGAGGTTGCACCAAACTGGTCGGTCTCCTTGCGCGAATAATCGATGATGCCGATGTCCACCCCGTGCTCGGTTTCACCAATGTCAAATTGGCGGCCCACCAGCAGCGTCCCACAGGAAACCTGATCTGCCGGATTATCACGGGTCATATTAACGGTCAGGACGCCGGTTTCGTAAACAGGCACGTCGAGAAACAACATATTGGTTTTCTGGCCCAGTGGTTCGAAGAACCAGGCAAACCAGGTGTCGATAGCATTGCCGCCAGCATTGAAGCTCTGGGTCTTTGTATAGAGCGGTGCCCCAGAAACTGTCAGCGTCACCGTAGCGCTTTCCGCATTGGTGTCGATCAGAGCAACGCCATCTGTAGCCCCGGGCGCCAGAACCACGTGCAACGACCCTGCCCGGGTTGTTGCTGTGCCAACGCGCTGATCAAACATCGCCCAGCGGTTGGTCGGGCCAATGTCGAGCCACTTGGTCGGATCGCTGGCTGGGTTGACCCCGGTTGATGCAGCCAAGGCCTCGTACCGCCGGTGGGTCGCAGTCAGGATGACCCGGGCACCTACTGCATAGGCTGTGCCAGAGCCCCAAGCAGCATAGTCATTCTCAGGCGCTGTGCTACTTGACAGCATAGCGTCCGTCAGCGCGGTCGGGCGGATCAGCTTCATGCCGCCGACCTAGTGGAAATGGCATCACCATCAGGCGTGACCCGCTCCAGAATGCGGGCTGTTTTGCTAGTTCCCGACGCGATCGTGGCTGCAGCTATCCGCTGTTCGCCGCGCAGGTCAGACACCTCCTGCCTGAGCGCCTTGAGTTCATCGATCATCGCGCTCTGGCCGTCGTTGGCCGGAATGCTTGGCGTACCCATCTGATTGGCAGTGAACTGCTCCCACCAGCTTGGCGTGGTGGCGGCAGATGTCGCAGCGCCGGATTCCGTTCCGCTCGCCTGGCTGATGATCGCCAATGTCTGTTCGAGGCTTGCCGCGGTCAGGCCCTGAAGCCGGCCCAGATCTTCTGCCGACCGTGCGGTGTTGGCTGCGACCGAAAGCAGAGCCTGGCTCAAGCCCGGCAGCGCCTTGGCTGCTTCCTGGTCACCCGAACGCGCCAGCATCGAGGCGTTGTTAAACGCAGCAAGGGCCACGGCATAGTTTGTCGGCGTATCGCTCATCACGCCCCGGATCCGCTTGATCTCGGCGATCAGTCCATCGGTGATTTGGGCCCATGCATTGCGAAGCTGTTCCGCGGCATTGGCGGCGTCATCGGCTGCCTTTTGTTGATCTTCAAGCGCCCAGACCTGTTCCTGCAACGCCTTGTTGGACATATCGATCTGGGCAAGCTCGAGCGCGCGCAGCGCTGCAGTGTCGCCCTGAAGTTCCAGCATCTGGCGCTCGAGTGACAACCGCTCGTCAAGAATGGCAGCGGCACTGGCAGCATCCTGCGCAGCACCAACCAGATCGGCGAATGCCGGTGCCAACTGGATCAGCGCTGCATAAGCGGCCTGTCCTGATGCGGTGGTAAGGTCCTGCGCTTCAACCAGCGACCGGAAGCCCGCGATGCTTTGCGGCAGCGCAAGCCCTAGGCTGTCAAAGACCCTGCCCATCTGCGCGGTCTGCGCCGAGGTCTGTTCGGCCTTAGTGTAATAGAGAGCAAAATACTCACCTGCGGCAGACGCCATGTCGCCGGCCGAACCGAACAGGTCGAAGAGGTTCATCTTCGCGCTGAGGCTCAGACCCTCAACCGAGGTGCCCAGCAGGCTGAGCGTACCGGTCACCGCCTCGATACTGGAGGCAACCCGCACCAACGTCTCGAAATAGCCTTCACCAACCTTCTGGAACTGCTCGAGGCCTGGCACCGCAGTCCGGGCGAGATTATCGGCGGCAGCCCCTAAGACGGCGGTCAGCTTCTCCTGGATCTCGGCTCCAGTCAGGCCCTTCAGATCGATCTTGCCGATGTTGACCACAAAACCAGACAGGCGCGACTGCACCTCGCCAAGCGAAAGGCCTAGCGGGCCGGCAGCCGCAGAGATCGCGCTGTAGAAGCCTTCGAAGATCAGGCTGAACTGGCGCTCGAGTTCGGCGTCTGCCGCGGTGTACTGGGTGGAGTAGCTCGAGCCGGTGCTGATCCCGAGGAACTTTTTGGTCTTCTTGATGTCAGAATAATAGCTCGCGTCAAAACCGCCCGACATGATCGATCCGACCGACTGCGCGCCGCCATAAATGCCCTGGCCAACGATGCTGGTCTTGGTGCCAAACAGAGCGTTCACGATGCTACCAAGGACCTTGCCGAGACCGCCCAGCAGCTTGGCGCCCAGGAAGCCAATGGCAGCGCCAATCGGCCCGGCGACCGCCATGCCGATGCCGGCACCAATCAGCGAGCCTGTCTTGCTGCTGGCAAAGTTTGAAATGCCAGTCAGCATCGAATTGGCCGTGCCCAAAAGCCCTGTCAGTTTGGTGCCGGTCTGGATGCCGGCGGCAGACGCTTCCATGCCGTTAGTGCGAATGATGAGATTGGTCAGTCCGCCGATATTGGCCTCGATGCTTTTCAGCGAAGCCAGCATGGCGGCGGAATAACGCATAGTCAGCGTGTCGACCTCGCGCAGATGATCGATGGCCTTGGCAATGCTCTCCGATTTGGCCGCGCTATCCCCGAAGACCGTGCCGGTTCCATCATTGGCAGGCGTGGGCTTGGCACCGCCGCCGCCAAAAGCTCCGCCAATTGCGATGCCGAGCGAGGCGATGACGCCTGCAGTGACCGCACCGGCAGCAATGTTGAGCGGAAACGGCAGCGAGCGAATGGCGTTCACCACGGCTTCAACCGCCTTGATGCCCGTTGTAATGATCGAGTTGCCCTGTTCGACACCAGCTCTTGCTGTGTCGGATACCGCCATGGCCGTATCCGAAGTGACCTTGGCAGCGGTCTGCGCGCCGATCAGGCCGATTTTTACCGCTGCGTTCTTGATCGCGATCGCCAGTTCAAAGGCGCGGAACACTTTCTCAGCGGCTGCCATGGCTTTGAAGCCCTCGGAGCCTTCTTTGAAGAAGCCCTTCGCGGCCGAGGCGAGATTACCATAGTGGTTGATCTCGGCAGAAGCCTGAGCAACGCGCGCATCGGCGTATTGGAATGAGGACCTGCCGTATTCTCGCTCTGCATCGGCGACGCGGCTAGCAGCGGTCACCTGCGCAGAGGCAAAACGGGCGATCTCGACGGTGATGCCGCCAATCGCCCCGCCAACTGAACCGAAAGCATCGGCCATATTGCGAGCCGCAGCTTCAGTGGCCGCGACCATGTCCTCGAGGCTTGTGAGGAACTGCTCCTGGTCCGTTTGGGCAAAGTCAGCCTCCATCAGGCGAGTGCGTGCAGCCCGATATCGTTCCCAAGCTTGGGCGCCGCGTTCGAGCACAATCTGCTCGCGCTCCGCCTCAAGATTGGCGACTGCCTGCGCCCGCGCGGACTGGCCCAGAAGTGCGGCCTGCTGTTCAAGCGGGGCGACCGTTTGGCGCAGGAACTCAGACGCGGCGAACGCGCGGGTTGTCTGTTCCCAGGCCTCACCAGCTTCGAGAATAGCGATGCGCGCCGCGTCGGTAGGCGCCTTCAGCGCCGCCATGGCGACTTCCATGCGCTTGATCTCGATCGGGGTCTTGCCGATCTTGGCGGTTTCCAGCGCGAGATTGGCAGCAAAGTCTCGGGCAGCCTGGAGAGCACGCTCGGCCTCGCTTGCTTCGCGAGACTGACGGCCAGCACCAGCCCGGTCCGGGTGATCACCGCGGATCTCAGTCGCACTTGCAGCCAGGCGCTCACGGGCAGCCTTCAGGCTGTTTTCCCGCCACTGTGCAGAAAAGGCGTCCATCATTCCCATGGCATCGCCAAAGGCCGAGGTGAACTCGTCCCGGACCTGAGCGCCCATCCGCGCCGTCGATCCAGCAAAGCTGTTTTCCATGCGCGGCAGCGCCACACTCTCGATCTGACCGATAGTCGCAAGGCCAACCCGGTCGAGCACCGGATTGACCCAGTTTGCCAGCCAGTTGAGCGCGGCAATCGCCTTATTGGCGAGATATTCGATGCCTGCGATAGCGAGATTGGCGGCGCCTACGGCTGCTTCACCGATCACGTCAGGCAGCGACGACCAGAGGATCCGGATCGCGTTGAACCCGCCGACCCACCCAGCATATAGGATCGCGACAGCATATTTGCCGACCTGAAGGATCGCTTCAAAGGCGGCGACCGCCCAATCTTTTAGGGTGGAGAACACCGGCCCGAGGTTGAGGCCGTCCGAGACGGTGGTCCACAAACCCTTCATGGTGTCGCCGACCGTGATCCCGACCGGACCGAGCTTCTCCATCTCCTTGGCGGTGAGCCCAAGGCTAGCGGCATATTTGTCGAGTTCACCTGACTGCTTGACGCTGGACTGGAACATCTTGAACGCGCCGAACGCGAGGGCTGCGGCAGCGGCTGCCGCCAGCAAATAGGGGTTTGTAAGCGCGGTCGCTGCCGCAGTGGCGGCCAGCCCCAGCAGCGCCCGGGCCATGCCGCCGATCCCGACGCCTGCTTGCATGGCGATCTGACCGATCTGGCTGCCCTGCTGCATGAACACGGTCATCGGCTTCTGGCCTGAGAACAGGCTGACCACCACGTCGTTGAGCTGGTAGACGAGGTTTTGCATTTGATGGCCGGCGAGCTTTGCTGAACCGCCCATGCGGGTCATCCCGCGCGAGCCGACGGCCTCAATGGCCCGGTCCGCCTGAGCTGACGAAGCCGCCACATCACCCATGGCGCCTGCCACTGACCGCTTGATGTCAGCCATCTCCTTCTGGAGGCGGGCGACATTGGTGATCATCTCAATCTCGAGGGTGCCGGCCTTCATTTTGCAGGCTCCTTCGACATCATCAGCGCCCGGAAGGCGTTGGTCACTTTCCGGGAAACTTCATCACGGTTGAGAACGGACGTGGCGGTCCAGGGCGAGGGACAATCCGGCTCGCGGGCGCGGACTGTTTCGGCGACGAACTCCACAGACAGGCGTCGCAGCAGGCGGATCAGCCAGGGCGGCAGGTCTAGCCCCATGCATTGCTGCCACTGGCTTATCGAGCCCCATGAAATGGGCACTGCGCCCATCGCACCGGGATCGGTTGGGCCAACTTCCATCAGCCAGTCGATCACCCATGGGGTGCGGATGGGCGGAAAGTCGGGGGTGAGATCGTCGATGGCCATCCGCTGCAGCCGGGTCAGCGGTTCGGTGTCAGCGTCGGGTTTGGCCTGCTTGGGTGAGCGCGGCTTTGGCGCTGTGCCCAGCCACGCCAGTTGCCGGACGTAGAGGCTCAGCTCTGCCCCGAGCTCTTCGTAAAATTTGCCCAGTCATTGATGTGAGTGGCGACCTGGGTGGTGATGAAACCGATCGAGGGATCGGCATAGGCCTTGCGGAACAGCTCCTGACCTTCCAGCCCATCAGCGGGCGGATAGGTAAAGGCGTTGAAGCTTACGGTGCAGGCGGCCAAAAAATCGGCCTGCTCAGCGAGCTTTTCCTCGGCCGACTGGTCCATCTTCCCGCGCTTCTTGATCTTGTCCATCAGCTGGTTCTGCTGGCGGGCCTGCGCGCGTTGGTAGACCTTCGAGCCCGGGCCGTAGACCGTAATAGAGAGCCGCTTGCCCTTGTCATCAAAGAGCGGGGCGTCGTCGCCGCCGACGAGTTCCACGGTGGACGTGTCGGTTGCAGCGAGTGTGGTGATGTCAAACATGGATTGTCTCCTATGGGGTTGCGATGCGGTGATTTGGGCGCCCAATCACCGCATAGTTTGCGGTGATTGTTGCATTTGCAGTGATTAGGGGTCATAAACGCCGCAAGAGGTGCGGTGATTATTGTGCGAAACATTCATCAAAGAGACGACTGGCCCCGATTTCGTTGGGACGAACTGCAAATCGGCTCCAAGCTTACCGAAGTCCGCCATCGTCAAGGGCGGCTCACAGGCCGCATGGAAGCGCTTGGTTTTGGACTGCGCGATGAGGCCATTCTGCGCACGCTCACCCAGGACGTGCTCAAATCCAGCGAAATCGAGGGGGAAATCCTCGATGCTGAGCAGGTCAGGTCTTCCATTGCGCGGCGTATGGGCCTTGATGTTGCGGGACTGGTTCCCTCCGATCGTAACGTCGAAGGTGTGGTCGAGATGATGCTCGATGCCACGCAGAATTTTGATCAACCTCTAACCGCTGCCCGACTTTTCGACTGGCACGCCGCCCTGTTTCCGACAGGCAGAAGCGGCATGACCAAAATTACGGTTGGCGGTTGGCGAAACGACGAAACTGGCCCCATGCAGGTGGTGTCAGGTCCGATAGGGCGCGAGCGGGTCCACTATGAAGCGCCTGTTGCCGCGCAGCTTGATACTGAAATGCAGGCATTTCTGGCATGGTTCGACGATGCATCATCGCTAGACCCCGTCATCAAGGCGGCAATTGCCCATATCTGGTTTGTGACCATCCACCCGTTTGATGATGGGAATGGGCGTATCGGCAGGGCGATTTCCGACATGGCCCTGACGCGCTCTGATCACAGTGCACAGCGGTTTTACAGCATGTCTGCGCAAATCCGGACTGAGCGTAAGGCATATTACGATCAGCTCGAAGCAAACCAGAAGGGCGATCTGGATGTTACAGGCTGGCTGACCTGGTTCCTGGATTGTCTAGACCGCGCCTTTGATGGGGCGGAAGAAACGCTGGCTGCCGTTCTGAGCAAGGCAAAGTTTTGGGAGAAGTACAGCCCCGCAGGCCTCAATGCCCGCCAGACCCAGATCCTCAATCGGCTGCTTGATGGGTTTGAAGGTAAGCTGACCAACGCCAAATACGCCAAGCTTGCCAAGACATCGAGCGATACATCGCTGCGTGACCTCAATGACCTGGTTGCCAAAGGTATCCTGCACAAGGCCCCGGCGGGAGGGCGCGGGACCAGCTATCACCTGCCAGAAGATGATTGATAAACCAGCCTGATATCGATCATCACGGCGCCAGCACCTCGACAATGCCCACGCCGGCAGAATTGGTGGTGAGTTCCAGCGTCACGGTGGCGGTGGTGATCTGGTCAACCGAGCCGACGTTGACCTTGAAGCTCATCACCTGCGCCTGAAAATAGTATTTATCGCCGTTTTGAGTAGTAACAAGGAAGCTGTGATCGGCATCGGACATTGATGCGGATTTAAGCAAAATCTGGCCAGTATCATCGGTATCAAGACCCATTTGGATGGTCATCGTACCCTGATTGAAGCTGCCCTTTTTCTTCACCACACCCCGGCTTCCCACAGGGTTGAAGGTCACAAGATTGAACTCGCGGCCAAATTCGCCAAGGTCAGAAACTTCGCCAACCACTGTCATGGTGAGCGCGTTGTAGCCTGTGGGGTCAAAGGTCGCAGGAGAAGATGCCGACACCTTTAACGTGGTACCGGCAGAAGTCCGAACAGTCATAAATTAAGTCCTTATTGAGGGGAGGCTTCAACGCGCCTCGTTAAATGAGACGCGCAAATCTTGGCTTTGCATGTGGATACCGGTCTCCTCGTCGAGGAAATCTGGTCCGGCGGTGTCTGTGTGGACGGTCAAGTCAAAGAGCCCGTCGATGGTTGGCATCTGGTCGGCAGCCGCCCTGCGGACAGCCGCGAGAATGGCTTTTACTTGGCGGTAAGTCGCCGCCAGCACTGTCACCTGCACGCGCTCGGTCACCCGGCGTTTGGGTCCCGGTGCCGAGATGTTTCGATCGACGCTGCTGACCGACATCAGCGATATCGCCGGCAAGTCCGTGCCCTGAGGCAGCATTCCAGCGGCAATACGCGCTTCAGGAACAAGCGCCGTCATCCCGGTGTCGGTTACCAGGAGGGTACGGACCGCAATAACCCCGTTCATTCGTCGTCGATCTCGAGCTTCGGAGCCTTGAGATCACCAATCTGCACGCGGTGGGCGATGTAGGCGCCCATGGCGCCCACGGCTTCCTCGGCCTTCTGGTCGAGAGCGGGGCGCAAGAAGGGTTTGGCGGCGTGGCCCGGGTGCATAACCACGGCACCGACGAAGTTCTCGCCAATCTTCAGGCTGCCACGTTTCACCATCTTGTTGATCGTGCCGATCGACACCGCGCGGCGACCGCGGCGTGTCTCGCGGACTGACTTGTCTGCATCGGAAACCGAGATCAGGTGCGGCGCGACGCCATATTCGATGAACAGGCCTAGATAGGAGCCTGACCCGCGCAGTTTGACGTAGGAGGAGAGCTTACTGCCCTCAACCCGCGTGCCGATGCCGATCGCCGTCTTGAGCTTGCCTGTGCGGACAGGGACATTGGCCTTCGCCTGTTGCTGGATCACCTTGGCGCCAGCGCGAAGCCCGCCGCGGATAACGTTGCGCTCAAGGTTCTTGGGCAGTTCATCAAGCAAGCGCAGCAGTTCAGGTCCGCCCTTCAACTTTATAGTCATGGTGCGGTTCCTTGACTGGAGTGTTCTTCGACCATGATTTCCATGGCCTCGCGCCGGCCAAGCGTCGCCGGGCCAGAGATGATCTGGTGAATGCGGTTATCGATGATGACGCGCATATCAGCAGCGAGCCCCGCCAAATAACGGATGCGAATACGTGCTGGCTTGCGGCCAATCTGGATACTGTCGGCTAAACGTTCAGCCTTAGATGGAAGAATGTCCTTCACCTCGGCCCAGACATAAGCAAACTGTCCCCAAGTGACCTGTTCGGTTCCGTATTGCGGGTCCCGTGTGACCAACTTGCGCTCGATCCGGATCCTTGTGTCGAGGCTCGAGGCTAGATCCAGCGACATTTGAGCTGTCCCAAGAGGCTCTCGAAGGCGAGACAGGGCGCGCCTTCACGGTTCTCAAACATAGAGGCAACTTTGACCAGGATCGCGGCCCGGGCGATCTGGAGATCAGGGGCTGTGTCTGAAAATCCGGCTGACAAGGTGATCTGGATCAGACCGTCTGTGCCAAGCTCTGGCCATGATGTGGCCGAAGCCGGGCGGATGCGGGTAAACCCATTGCGCCGACGAGCGACATAATCACTCTCCGGCAGGACGGTCATGTTGCCGTTTGCCGCAGTGAAGCGGATCTCAGCTACTGTGCAGGGCCGGACCGGCACAGTGACTTCGTCTTCCCAGCCTTCCAGTTGAAGTTCGAGGGTCTGCTCGCACAGTCTAAGCCCGGTTTGCAACTCAAGTTCAGCCTGAGCGGCATCGAGTTTAGCGCCCAGTAAGAGATCCTCATCCCTTGCATCAAGTCGCAGTTGCTGCCGGGCTTCCTCAAGCGTCACGGCTCTGTCCTGTGGCGGAGCGATGACGAGCATCTCGGACATCAGCCAGCCTTGTTGCTAATGTTCGCGCCAGATTTGGTCAGGACGGTCTGCGTTTCTTGCTGCTTTGTCTTGGGCGTAGTTTCAGATTTGGATAGCGCGGCAGGCTCTGACTTTACCGTAGCCGCAACCACTTCAGTGGCAAGACCTCGCTTGATGAGGCTCGCTCCTGCCAATGCGTCGATCTCAAAGGTCTGGCCGGTAATAATATTATCTGAACTCACGCTACTTACGTGAATAGTATCGCGTGCCTTTAAAAGCATGGCGGCGTTCTCCTGTAAAATGAGAGGCCGGCCCCTAAAAGCCGGCCCTCTTTCATCAAATCTTGGTAGCTGCCGTCGCTGCGGCCGCAAAGTCACCCTTCACAAAGGCTTCGGGCCGGTAGACCGCAAGCGCAAGGCGTTCTTCTGCCAGCACTGTCACCAAGTTTTTGCGGAAGTTCTGGTCATCTTCGGTAGAAATCTCGACCACTGCATCCATGCGATCGAAAATCTGGGCACCCAGTTGAAACGCACCTGTCAAGAACTTGCCGGTTGCCATCGACTGCGTGGAGACTACCGGCTGCCCCCAAAGCGTTGGCGTAAGAGTGCCTTGCGGATTACCCACAATAAATCTGCCCTGGTTGTCTTTAAGCAGTTCGATGGCTGCCCAATCTGCTGGATGGAGCACCACGCCAGTTGACATCAGTTCCGAGAGCGCTGTCTGCAACATAGCAAGCCGCAGCACATCAATCCGGGTCACAGTTGCAGGGATCGTGATCGGCGGCGTAAAGGCTGTCGCCTGCGTGTAAATGCCGGCAAGGTCCGTGCCTGTTCCGCTGCCGTTTAGCAGCTGATTTTCTTCAACAAGCGCCAATCCGTAACGAAGCCGTCCGTCGATGTAGGATTGAAGCATTGGCACATCATCAAGGATCTGGCGTGTCGCCAAAACCCAGTGCGCGATCGTCGTGACGTTACTGGTCAGTACATCAAACTTAATGTCCGACTGCGGCTTGGTTGTCCCTGCGGTCTCCGAAAGCGAAGCTGCCGCATTGGCATAGCCGGTCTCCTTAACATACTGCACTGAATTGCTAGCAGTCCGCCCTGGCGTCAGCAGGTCGCGCACGGTCAGACGACGCTGGCCTGGTATTAGTATGCCAGGCAGACGGTCGGCCACGATAAGGTCGCCCGCCGAGCCATTAGCGTCAGTGGTAAGCGCCGAGATGATAGCCTTTACCTCTACACTGGCGCGGCCCCGCACTGTGCTATTGCCCAAAAATGCCTTAATCGCGTCATCTGCTACAACTTGTTCGCCGATGGTCTTGAATTGAGGGGCCGTATCTTCGGCTACCCTGCGGGCAAGCTTTTGCTCGACCTCGTCAAGGCGGGCTTTGGCATTGTTAAGCGCGGTCAGTGCTTCATCGGCCAGTTGCTTTGTAGCCACGGATAAATCTTCGCCGCGCTGTGCTTTGCCCAGCGCTTCTTCGGCCAAGGCCTTTACCTTGTCATGTTTGCTATCAAGGTCAGATTTGATCTCGTCGTGTCTTGTTTCCAGCATGGACCGCAATTCTGCCTGCTTGGTATCAAGGCTGGCTTGCACTTCACTGTAGCGGGCATCGAGCACGCCTTTGACTTCGCCGGCAAGCTGCTCGGCGGTTTTTTGATCGCTCATGTAATAGTCCTTATTTGCAGGCTAATATTCAGGCGCGCATTTGCGCCATAAGGGCCGACAGAAAGTCGGAAGTAGTGCTGCCAGACTCACTCTGGAACAGCGGCGTTAGGCCTTTGCCCGCGATTGCGGTGGCCTGACTTTTCGAGAACCCTGCCTCACGCAGGAAATGCTCAAATTCACGAAGCGTTGGCAGGCGCCCATCTTCGAGGATTGATTTTACACTGGTTATGACCGCCCGCTCGTTCATTGGAATGGTAACCAGGCTCACTTCATAAAGTGAAAGTTCGAGCAGTTGACGGGTCTTCCCCACCAGTTGCTCGCGGATAGTCCTATAGCCAATTGATAGCCCGCCAATCGCGCCATCACGCACCAACCCGTGAGCCTCTTGGCCAGATTGGGAAGATAGCGAAAGCTGGCCTTTGACGATCAGTCCCTCGCGGCTCTCTACAAATTCAGTCCATACCCCTGCAGGACGGGTTTGATCATGGAACATCAGCATGGGCACAGATTTGCGCCCTTTAAGCGATCGGTTAAGGGCGCCTGGCACAATGACATCGCCGCCAGCATCAATATTGCCGTAACCTGCAGCGATGCCCTCAATGAGGCCGCCGTCAGTAACGGCCTTAGTATCTAAAGTGAAATCCAGATGGTTCATGGGGTAACTCCATTATCAGTCACAGGCAGTCAAGCAGACGTGCCAGATTGCTCCAATCCAGGGCTGATCTGGTTGATGGGAACATTTTGCATCTGCATCCGCGGCACCTCGCCGCCTTCGACGGGTGCAAGGTTTTCAAGCGCACGAACCTCGTTGATGGTCATCACGCCGTTGCTCAGCATCTGCTGGTAGAAGGAGGCACGTGCGCCGCTGTCTCCGCGCAGCAAGCCTTCTAGGTTAAACTCGATAACGATCCCGGCCTGACGGTCTGCAGGCGATAGAAGCTGTTTAGCAAGCGCCTGCTCAATGCGTTTGAGGCGCCGGCGAAGCGTGAACTTCTGGAACCCCAATGTCTGCTGTTCAAGACCTGTACCCCAGCTGGTGGTTTTCTCAGTGTGGCCAACCATGAACGGCGGCACGCCAAAAAACCGGCAGACCTCCTCGACCGAAAAGGCTCGGCTCTGCAACATCTGCGCATCTTCCGGGCTAATCGAAAGCTGAACCCAGTCCATGCCTCGGTCGAGCAGCATGGGCCGCCCGGCATTGATGGCGCCTGCAAACTTCTCCTGCAGCAGTTCCTCGGCTTGTTTGCGCTGATCGAGTGTCAGCGTGTCTGCCGTCTTCAGGAGGCCCGAAGGCCGGACTCCGTTTCGGAACGTGTCGCCTGAGGCGCGTTCAATGGCTTGGGCCAACCCAAAGGTTTGGCGGCCAAACGACAATGTCGAGAGCCCACCCAGCGGATTGCCGCCAAATCCGCGGATGTGAAGCATATTTTCCTGGGCAGCGACCAAACGGATACCGTTGTCAGACCATTCATACTGCAGACTGCCGTCACGCAGGCGGCGAACAGTCATTATTTCCGGAGCGATGGGCACACTGAGCGCTATCACTCGGCCATCGCTGGACCTTATGATCTCGGCATAGGCGTTACCGCCAAGTTCGATACAAGCACAGATGAACTCCCAAAAGTCGACCGCGGTCTGATCAG